ATCTCGATTTACCCACTGCCAACTGAGCGTAAATTGCCGACCGCATTGGGCCGTCCTTACCGCGTTATTGATAGCGGTAACCCAACCATAGAGACAGCAGTTAGCGGCTCAGCAGTAACCCTTTCAGGCGCTGTATCGACGCCTCAAAACGTTTATTTTTTGATTGACGGCATCGGATATCACTATTCGGTGCAATCTGGTGATTCCCTTGCCTCGATCGCAACGGCAATGGCAACGCTTATCCCCGGCGCAAGTAATGTCGGACCTGTTGTAACGTTTCCCAATGCGTTTGAGATTATCGCTAGAGTGGGCGGAGTAGGAGCGGCGGCCAGAGAGTTACGCAGGCAGACGAAAGACTTTATGGTTACGGTATGGGCGCCGACTCCGGCGCTTCGTGACACAATCGGAAGTGCGATTGATTCCGCGCTATCGATATCATCAGACATTCAACTTTCTGACGGTCTACCAGCTTTTATGGTCTATGCGCGTTCGATGTACTCAGACGCCTCAGAAAACTATCTCGTTTACCGGCGTGATCTGGTTTACACCGTGAATTACGCCACATCACAAACCATTTCAGCACCACAAGTTGTCGCGCCTGTCATGACAACCAACGATTTAACAAAAAACATCTAATTATCAGGAGCAATCATGGCAGATACCGATGACGTTAGCGCGTCAGGCACCACCCCTGCGCCAGCAAGCACGCCTGTTGCGGCTTCCGCAGCGCCCACGACCGTAGAAAGCCTGGGCTACATCCTTGTTACGCGGCACGCGTTTGGGGATTATCAGGTGGGTGATGAGATCACCGACCCCAGTGAGATTAAAGAGATTCTCGCTGGCGAATTGGCGGTTTACGTGATTAAACGCGCCGCATAAAACCCCGTAATTCCACACCAGAACCCGCCGAGTGCGGGTTTTTTATTTGGAGATAGCCATGCCGATTTATCAAGCTGGCAGTTTGAACACGTCCGCGCTCACTGCGCCGGACTTATACGTTCAGGTTGTTGCACCGAAAACAACATACATCAACGGCGTAGCGACTGACGGCCTTGGCTTGGTCGGCATCGCAAGTTGGGGCCCAGTAAACAGCCCATTTCTCATCGGCTCCGCGAGTGACCAGGCGCTTTATATCGGCAGCCAGCAGAACCGCAAGTATGACCTTGCTACCGCTGTAGCGATCTCGCTTCAGTTAGGTGCAACAAACCTGAATTGTGTACGCGTCACCGACGGCACCGACGTTGCCGCTAGCATCCCGCTTAAAGATGTGGCCAGCACGCCCGTTACCGGCGCGACATTGACCGCTATCTACTCTGGTACAACGGGCAACACCATCCAGGCTATGATTACGGCCGGTACCGCAGTAGGCACCTATAAACTGACAATCTACCTCCCAGGTCAGACTGCCGAAGTGTTCGATAACATTACCGGGACCGGTGCGACCTTCTGGGCAAACCTGGTTAGCGCGGTGAATAACGGGCAGACCAGCGTGCGCAGTGCCAGTAATTTGGCAGTGGCCACTATTGGTACCAGTACTGCATTGCCAAGCACAGTTCTTACTTACACAATGACCGGCGGCACCGACGGCGCAACGACTATCACCGACACAACGTTAATCGGTACTGACGGCAACAGCACAACCCGAACCGGAATGTACGCACTGCGCGGCACGAACTCCCAGGTCATCAATCTGGTCGGGTTGACGACGACTACGCTGTGGCCGCCGGTTAATACCTTTGCCAAAAGCGAAGGCTCATACGCCATTTCGCAGTTCACTGCCGGTACCACTTATGCGTCAGCAGCAACGCTGCTTAATACCGCAGGGGTAGACAGCTGGAACTTCAAGGCGATGGTCGGTGACTGGGTGTACTGGCTGGACAGTGTTAACGGATTGACCCGCATGGTTGAACCGGCAACCTTCGAGGCCGCCAATATTGCCGCGCGCAGTCCATCAATCTCTACGCTGAACAAAGCAATCAGCACTATCGTATCAACCCAGCGCAACCTGGCGAACCAGCCTTACTCGCTGTCTGAAATCGGGGCTATCAACTCGGCGCGTCTCGACGTCATTACCAACCCATGTCCGGGCGGCAATTACTTTGGCTGTCGTTCTGGTCGCAATACCAGCTCGGTAGCCAGTCAAAACGACGACACCTATACCCGCATGACCAACTACCTGTCATTAACTCTGGCAGCCAGTTTTGGCGGCGTAGTGGGGCAAAATCAGACCGCAGACCTGCGTCGCGAGACGAAGAGTACTATCGAGTCATTCCTGCAAGCGCTTGAAGACCAGGGCATGATCGGCGATCCGAACGGTGGCGCATCATTTTCTGTCACGCTGGACTCAACCAACAACCCAGATTCTCAGGTGGCACTCGGCTATATGCAGGCTGACGTTGCAGTGAAATACCTCAACGTAGTGCGCTACTTCCTGATTAACCTCGAGGGAGGCGGCAGCGTCTCTATCACGGTTTCCAACTCAGCCAGCTAACTAAAACACCGCTCAGGCGGTGGTTTTTGTTGTCTCGAATAATCGTAAACTCTAGGAAAATCATATGCCTCAGAATGGGTACACTCTTGGCCGCGATGTCGCTATAGATATCGTTACCGCCTATGGCACCTTGCGAATTCCGCAGGTCATCAGCTTTGATGCTAAGCCCAAAGTAACCAGCGTTGAAATTACTCCGCTCACCGGCCTGACAGATGAGCTGCTTATCCCTAAAAACTGGAGCGGTACCATCGAAGCCGAACGTCAGGATGCGACTCTCGACGCTTGGTGGGCACAGTGGGAAGCCGATTACTACAACGGCGTTAATCGCGCAGCAGGCACCATCACCGAGACTATCGAAGAAGTAAATGGATCCGTCAGCGTCTGGCGCTATACCTCCGTTCAGCTGCACTTCACTGACCCTGGTAAAAAATCCGGCGACCAGACTGTTCGCCAATCAATGACATTCACCGCACAGCGCCGTATCCGCGTTTCATAATTGAGAAAATCAAATGCCTAAAGTAACTGTTCACGATAACAAAGAAGAAATCCTGCAGCCGATGGAAGAAGCAGGCACCGTTAAAGACTCACGAGGCAGAGTTATCAAAATTCGTGAGCTTGATGCTGTTCAAGAAGCGCGGGTTTTCTGCGCTGCCGGCGCGGAAGATGCCGTTAACATGCCTTATATGAACATGTATGTTTTCCCTGCCGCGAAAGTTGAAGAGATCGATGGCGAGAAATACGCAGTGCCAACCAATAAGTTGCAGATTAACGGCATGCTGAGCATTCTTGGCAAGGCTGGTCTGAATGCGGTGCAAGAATTTATGTTCAAAAAGCTTGGCGACGTAAATGCTAGTCAGATGGATGACAACGCCGCAAAAAACTAGCCCAGAACCCCGAGTTTCGCAATCAATGTTGGTTGATGAAAAACGGGGTTCCTTTCCATATTGTTTTTAAAATAACCGAGCTTTTGCCGCATGAAAGATTCGCGATGGCGATCGTTTTTAGCGAATTCGAGGGCAACAAGTTTAACTGGACGACGAAACAGTTTGAGGAGCCGAGTTAATGGACTTAGAAGCATTTGCCCGGCAGATGGCAATCTCATCTAGAACGTTCCATCTTGAAATGGAAGTTCGCTTCAAAATGGTCGTGAAGGAAATCGAACAGACGGCGAAAGAAGAGCTTGGCGTCTATCAGCCAGCCGTCGGCCCGTTTAATGCCTGGGCGGTTCTTGCTGATTCAACTCAGGCAGACCGTGTTAGAGCCGGATATACCGCAAATGACCCTTTGCTGCGCTCAGGCGATCTGAGAGAAAGCATTGAGAGTGAAGTGATGGGGCTAGCGGCAATAGTCGGCACTAAAAGCGAAATAGGCTATTGGCAGGAAATGGGCACAACAAAGATGCCTCCGCGTCCATTTATTGGCCCGGCTTATGTCAGGAAAATTGACAATTTGATGGAGGCGATAGGGCGGGCGATAGGGCATAGCTTTGAAACTTATTAATTAGGCTGATTTGCGAATTCCAGTTTATAGGAACCATTAAAAACATAAGCCCCCTTTTGACGGGGTTTTTTATTTCATATTAAGAGGTTATTTATGGATGTTCAGGCTTATCGCGTCGCCGTAAGGCTGGCATTGGATGACCAAATAACCCGAAACATGATGCGGGTCAGTGAAGATGCAATGAAGTTGAATGAGAAATTCATTCAGATGCAAAAGAACATCAAAGCCATCACGTCCGCAGCAAAAGAAGCCACCAAGGCTATAAGTGGCATGAACAGTGCCATGAAAAACCAGTTCGCAAACGCTACGCAGGGGGCAAATAATTATGCATCTGCGATGCGTAATGCCGCCAATAACGCTCGTGATGTTGCTAAGGCTAATCAGGAGGCATCTCGTTCTACAGGGGGATTGCTTCCCTACATAGCCGGTGGTGCAATGCTCGGTAGTGGAATGAACGGGCAGTATATTCCTCGCGGTAACTCAGGACCTTCTGGCAACCTTGGATACAATGGACGAACGTTTGATGGCGAAGTAGTTCGGGGTTCTCTGCCAGCACCATCACCTCTTATGCTTGGTTACGCCGGAGGAGGTCGTGGCGGAAATGGGGGCGGAGGCGTTGGGATTGGTGCATTTGGAGGCGGACCTCTTTCACAAGGCGGGTATGGTGGTACTCTGGTAGATAGCGGGATCCGTCGTTGGAGAAATGGTGTTCCGCCCGGCGGCTGGGGTGGCGGTGGAACGCCTGGTGGCGTAGGCGGGGAGAGCGATCCTGCGCGTAAAAGGTCCACACATACTGACGGCATGACAAACCTAGCAACTGGTTACCTAGGATTTGAATTACTGGATGGCATAGTTAAATCTGGGGCCGAATATCAAGCATATACTGAGAAATTCAATCAATTTGGCATGGGTAGTGCTGCATTAGCAGAGGCTGAGAAATTTGCAGATGCAAGCAAAGTTTTTGGTGCTTCATCAACAGACATGATGCGCTACATGGTTGAAGCTCAAGGGGTGTTTAGAGACTCGGGGCTAAAAACAATCAACGAGCGACTATCCGCAGCTAAAATGGCAGCTCCTGTACTAGCAAAATGGGAATTTGCCACAAGAACACTTGATCCTAAGATGGGGGATATTACAGCATCAAAGGAAATGGATGCGCTGCGTTTTGCTGAAATGATGGGGGGGCTTCAAAGTCCGGAGAAATTTAATGAAATAATGAACTGGTCATTCAAGGCGATCCAGTCATCCGGTGGCAACATAGACTTCACCCAACTACGTCAATTTGCAGCTAAGGCTGGCACGTCTGCACTTAGACTTAGTAATCGGGCGCTTTATTCTGAGCTTGAGCCGATTATTGGTGAGCTAAAAGGTGGTGGCGCTGGTGATGCATTGATGACGTCATACAACCGTGTCAATGGGATAGTCAAACTTCCTAACCAAGTGGCCCATGAGTTAGTAAGAATGGGGGTTTGGAATAACAAACTTATTGAATGGAATAGCCAGGGTGGGATAAAGAGATTTAAAGGAAACCCACTGGTCAACTCTGGAATGTTTGCTACTGATCCAATTCAATATTATAACCAAGTTATCAGACCTTCCTACCAAAAGGCCGGTATGAATGAAGAGCAAATTCAGCGCGAAAATGCCTTAATTTTTGGCAGGACAGGCGGGAAAATGTTCAACATCATAGAAAAAATTATAAGTAATAACCCTCACTTTTTTGACAACTCAAATGCAGCACTTAATCAGTCAAGAGATATGAATGGTGCTTCTGAGGCTGGAAAGGCTACATACAATGGCCAATTGGTAAACTTTGAAAAAAAATGGGTCGACTTAGAAGTTGCTTTGGCTCGTGACGGCGGTCTATTAGACACCTTTACCAAAGGATTAAAATACTCCTCAGATATGATGGAGAAAATGACCAAGCTTTCCCACGAATACCCTCAAGTAACAAGATTTGTTACTAATGCCGCTCTTGCAATCACTGGCCTGGCAGGCTTAAGCGGAGGAATATGGGTTCTTAGCCACGCAGCTGGAGCTTTATTTACCCCACTAAAATTAGTTGGTTGGGCAGTTAACTCACTTCTTGGCATTGGTGCGACCAGTGGCAGCATTCCAATGTTGGCAACTGCATTGGGTGGGCTGCCGGCAGTAATAAGTGGCATTCTTGTTGCTGTCACAGCTTTCTCTGCTTACGAGGTCTATAAGTGGTACAAGGAAGGAAAGACGGATGATAATTTCAAGGCTGCCGTTAACGGTGGAAGCAAGGGAGCATTTGAATATAACGGGCGTGATCCAACTGCGCTCGCCCGCTATAAGCATCAAATAAATCCTAAAGATTATCCTGCAGTTCCGCCACCATTCGATCCCCGCTCTACAACCCCTGTCAATCTGACCATGACTCATCAGGGCAGGCAGGTACTTATTGCCACTCTTTCTGATGCTTTGACTAAAGAAGCAACTAAGCCGAGAACGAGTGTCAGTGGATTTGACCCTTCTCATTTGATGGTACCGCCTGGTTCTACAAGTGGCCTGGTAACCAAATAACGAGGTTTTCTATGTCGATTATAAGCGCATTGAACGACTTCGCGCAGGGTTCAGACCCAACAGGAACGCGCCTGATATTGGGGGATTTCGAGTTTCTTGATTTTGAAATCCCCGAGCGCCTCGTTGTGCCTGGCAGACAGAAAACGGTCACTCACCAGATGATCGGCGGTGCCCGTGTGATTGACGTTCTGGGCGTGGAGTACGACGCTTTTAGTTGGTCTGGCATCATCACCGGTGCCAATGCCAGCGACCGCGTCACCGCGCTGGAAAGAATGCGCGATGCAGGGAAGCAAATCACGCTCACTCTTGACTCATACAGCTTCACAGTAGTCATAACAAACTTTGTGCCGGTGTATGAGTTTATCTATCGCCGACCTTTCACTATTGAAGTTGGCATAGTCGCCAGAAATGACTCACCACTGCGTGTTGATGCACTAACGGGTGCTTTGAATGCGCTGGTAAATAGTGATGTTGGCAAAGCTCTTGGCCTTGCTGATGTGGTAAACGTCTCTTCAGTCACTTCGGCAGTAACCGCCGTGCAATCTGCCGTGGCGCAAGTAACAGATTTCGCGCATGCCACCGTTGATACAGTGCAGACCATCGTCCGTCCGATTGTGGCTGCTCAGGCGTTAATTAGCCAGTCCATTAGCCAGCTTGAGGCTTCAGCCAGCGAGATAACGACACTCGGCGGTTTAGTGCCTGGCAATCCTATCGCAAAAACCATCAGCAACCTTTTAACGCAGGCGGATTTGACGACGCGGACACCGGCGCTTTACCAAATGCAGAGCGTGCTAAGTCGCCTAAATAAAAACGTGCAATCAGGGCAGACAGCAGATGGAGTAAGAGAAATCACTCTATCCGGCGGCAATCTATACCAGGTGGCATCTGACCAGTATGGCGACGCCTCTCTATGGGGCAGCTTAGCTTCCGCGAATAACCTTACCGACCCACAACTCACCGGCATCAACACCCTGACGATCCCATCTAACCCAACGAGCTAAATATGGATGTAAATAACCCAATTGTGACGCCCAGCGTTCGCAAGATAGGTGGCCGCTGCCTGTTGAATGGTGTTGAAGTACCTTTTGTCTCGTTTGACGTCGACACCAACTCTTACAGGGGAGCATCAACGTTCAATTTAACCCTCGCGCCGTCGGCACTACCTGCTTCCATGGGGATGCTGAATTACTGGGCAGTGCAGACCACCATCAAGGTTGAGCTCTCAGTGATGATTATCACGGACTCTGGTACTGATGAGAAAAAGCTCATTGTCGGCAATATCGACAACTGGCAATTTGACCCAGCACGCTTCGAGATAACAGCAGATGGCCGCGATTTCACTGCGCTTTTGATTGACGCTAAATCAGCAGGAGAGAGCTTCAAGAACTACACGAGTTCTCAAATCGCTACCATGCTGGCTGAGCGTCATGGGTTAACTCCCGTAGTGACAGCTACCACCGGTCGCTTCGGTGAGTTCTACCAGATTGACTCTGCGCACCTGACCGGAGAACAGACAGAATGGGACCTGTTGACTACGCTCGCAGGAATAGAGAACTTCACGACTTACATTGATGGAAATAATCTTTATTTTCAGCCAGTGCCTGACCCGGCCAAAGCCAATAACTATGTGATCCGCTGGCAACCACCAGGTGCACTTTCTTACCCGCAGTGCAATATATCTGATGACCTGCAATTCTCCCGCGCTCTGACGATTTCAAAAGGTGTGACGGTTGAAGTATTGAGCTGGAACTCTAAGCGAAAAAACAAACAGTTTATGGCTTCGTACCCAAAATATGCGAAGAGCGTTAACCCTGGCTCATCAACGGCAAAAACCCAGGTTTATCGCATCATCCGCAACGGATTGTCACCTGAATCAGCCAACGCGCT